ATGGCCCGAAGACGGCCTTCGCGCCCGCGTCGTTCGCGCCACCCGGGCCGAAGCGACGGCGACGGCGAGGAGGACGCGGGCCGGCTGGACGCGGCCATCGGCGGCGCCACGGCCGAGCTGGATGCCCGCATCGGCGCGGCCTACCGGCTGCCGCTGGACGCGCCGCGCAGCTATCCGGGCCTGATCGACGCGGCCTGCCGCCTGGCGCGCGAGGCGCTGTACGACGACGCGCCGCCCGAGCACGTCGCCGAGGGCGCCCGGCGCGCCCGCGACCGGGCCGACGGCTGGCGCACCGGCAAGTACGAGCTGGTGTCCGACCAGGGCCTCGCGCTCGGACGCCAGCCGTCGGGCGAGGACCTCGCCGCGCTGGAGGCGCAGGACGGGGACGGCGGCGGGATCGCCGCGGCGCTGGTGTGACCGCGCGCCTCGAACTCGATTTCGACGACCGCCGGGCGCGCGCGGCGCAGCGGCGGCTGGAGGCGCGCCTGCGCGATCCGGGCGGGCTGCTCCAGCGCGTCGGCGCGTCGCTCGTGGCCAGCACGCGGCTCCGCTTCCGCGACGAGGCGGCGCCGTCCGGCGCGCCCTGGAAGCCCTCCGCCCGCGCGCGGCGGCAGGGCGGGCGCACGCTCAGCGACACGGGGCGGCTGCTGCGCAGCATCACCGAGCGCGTCCGGGGCGATACGCTGGAGGTGGGCACCAGCGTCAAGTACGCCGGCGCGCACCAGTTCGGCGCGCGGATCCCGGCGCGCGTCATCCGTCCGCGCAAGGGCCAGGCGCTGCAATTCACGATCGGCGGGCGCACGCTCATCCGCCGGTCCGTGCGCCACCCCGGATCGACGATCCCTGCGCGGCCGTTCCTCGGCCTGTCCGCCGGCGACCGGCGGACGGTGGACCGCCTCGTGGCCGCTTGGATCCGCGAGGCCGTCCGGTGAGCGGCAAGCCGCTGGACGCGCTGCTGCTGGCCGAGCTCGCCGCCGAGCGGCTGGCCGACGACGGCCTGGGCGGCGCCGAGATCTACGGCGCGCTCGACCGGCTGCCCGAGCAGGGCGCGCGGCGCGCGACGCTGGCGCTGGTGCTGCCGGCCGCCGAGATAGCGGCGGAGAACCGCGCGCAGCGCGCCGGCGCGCTCCAGCGCGAGACGCTGGAGATCACCGTGGCGATCTCGGTGCGCGCCGCCAACGACCCGCGAGGCCGCCTCGCCCTGGCCGCCCTGCGCGGCCCGCGCGACGCGGCCCGCGACCTGCTCTCGGGCTGGATCCCCGAGGGCTGCAGCGCCGCCACCGCCCTGGCCCGCCGCGGCGGGCGCCTCGCCGAGATCGACGAGGGCCGGGTGTGGTGGCAGGACGACTACCAGCTGGAGGTTTGGGCGGAGGCCCCGCCTCGCAGATAACACGGGCCCGGCCCGGGGAGAAACGGAAATGACGACAGCGAGAGAGAAGCATTCGAACGACATCGTGGTCGGCGCGGGAGAGGTGTTCATCGACCTGCTCGACGCCGACCATGCCCGGACGGGCGAGCGCTACATCGGCGACTCGACCGGCGCCTCGATCTCCGTGGAGACCGAGCAGACCACCGTCTTCAGCGGAGACGGCCCCATCGCCCAGAAGCTGGTGGATTTCCAGCGCTCGATCAGCCACACGATGACCTGCACCGTCCACGACATGAGCGCCGACAACATCGCGCTGTTCCTCGCCGGCGAGGTGGAGGACGAGGCCGACACCGCGGCCGCCGTCAGCGGCGAGAAGATCACGGTCAAGCAAGGCCTCTGGTACCAGCTCGGGGTCAAGCCGGACACCAAGCCGGCCGGCGTCGCGAAAGTGAAGCCGGGCACGGTGACGGTGGCCACCAAAACCAAGGGCACCGATTTCGATGTCGACGCCGACCACGGCCGGATCTACATCATCCCGAAGGCCGGGATCTCCGACAACACGGAGATCACGGTCGGCTACACCCCCGTCGCCACCACCCGGCGGCGCGCCAAGGCCGGCGAGCGCCGCCAGGTGCGCGCCGCCGTGCGCTACATCGAGGACCCGAGCGCAGGACGCGGTTCGAACTGGTACATCCGCCAGGCCTCGATCGGCGCGTCGGGGGAGATGGCGCTCAAGTCGAGGGACACCGAGCAGTCGATCACCCTGACCATCTCCATCGAGGTGCCGGAGGACGGCACCCCGGCCGTCATCTGCGACGGCCAGCCGGCCTGATGGCCGCCTACACCGAGCGCGCGCGCTACCACGCGCGGATGCTGCGGGAGCACGCCGAGTCCGTCGAGCGGGCCGTCGCGGATCCGCGTCTCTGGCGCCGCCAGAAAGCGTCCGACGAGGCGGTGCTGGAGGACCTGCGCTGCATGGCGGAGCACGCCCGGCTGCTGAGGGAGTCCTCCGCGTCGGCGGAGCTCCAGCGCCGGACGGCGCGCGACGCCTGGCGCATCGAGGCCGGCGACGCAATGGCGCTGCCGCTTTACGCGCCGCAGTCCTTCAGCGAGGAGGCGGAGCAGGCCGACTGCGGGGGGCCGCGGGCTTAGTGCCGCGCCGACAGCCGCGATCAGGAGACGAGGTAGGGGTGGACGCGGATGGCGATGAAGACTAGCACGAACAACGCCGCGCAGCCCCAGAACAACAGCTTCAGGGCGATGCGGGCGAGATCGTCAATGAGTTGGAGAAAATCCATGAACAAGAGGATAGCACATGCCTGACAAGACCGACCGCGACATCGATGTCCTTCTGCCCGACCAGGAGGTCCGGGTGATTGATCCGGACACCAGGGAAACGGTGACCGTGACCGTGCGCGAGTTCCGGTTCCTGGAAGGGCTGCGGGCCCAGGCGGAGCCCGCCGCGGCCGCGCTGCTGGCGGAACTGGCCGCGGCGCTGGACGCCGGCGGCGGCGATCTCCCCGTGGCCGAGGTGCAGGCCGTCATGGGGCGCCAGGCCCTAGGGTGGTGCGAGCTCCTGGCCGCCGCCTGCCGCCGCCCGCGCTCATGGCTGGAGCGCCTTTCCGACGGCGACGGACAGGCGCTGAGCGCCGCCATGTGGACGGCGAACCGCGATTTTTTTCCGAGCGGATCGCAGGGCTGGCCGAGGGCGGCAAGGCGAAGCCGTCCCGCTCGGCCAAGTCGCGGCCGCGCTCGTCCGGGCGGGGCACGGGCGGCACGGGCGCGTCCTCCGCGAACTGACGTGGCGGCAGATCAAGCTCTTTTGGGAGGCCGAGCAGGCCGCCCGGGCCGAGCAGGCGCAGCGCGTCGCCGCCGCGCTGCTGGGCGCGGCCGCGCCTAAGTAGCCCGCATGCCTGGCCGCGGCCTCGAGCTCTGGTTGGGAATCCGCGCGTCGCTGGGCGACGCGCGCAAGAAGATCAGGGAGTTCCGCAGGGAGACGGAGGGCGCGGGCCGGGCGGCCGGGAAGGCCAAGGCGCCCACGGACCGGCTGGGCCGCTCGGTCGGACGGCTGGGCGACCGGGTCCGCCTGGCGGCCGGCGGCTGGGCGCTCATGGCCTCGGCCGCGGCCGCCTTCGGAACCGCGGCGAGGCATGCATTCCGCGCCACGATCCGCCAGGAGGAGGCGCTGGCGCAGGTCGAGGCGCGCCTGAGGTCCACCGCCAGCGTCCGCGCGTCCGGCGAGATCAAAGCGATCGCGCAGGAAATGCAGCGGCTCACGGCCTACGGCGACGAGGCGGTGCTGGAGCTCAACAGCGTGCTGCTCAGCTTCACCGCGATCCACGACATCCTCCCGGAGACCACCGAGATCGTGCTGGACATGGCCACGGCGCTGGGCCGCGACCTCACCTCCACCGCGATCCAGGTGGGCAAGGCGCTCCAGGATCCGATTTTGGGCGCTACCGCGCTGCGGGAGTCCGGCGTGAATCTTACTGCGGCAATGCGCGACCAAATCAAAGTGATGGTGGAGTCCGGCCGCCAGCACGAGGCGCAGGCCATCCTCCTCCGCGAGCTGCGGGTCGAGTTCGAGGGCTCCGCGCGCGCCGCGCGCGACACGCTGGGCGGCGCGCTGCAGGCGCTGTCCAATGCCTGGGGCGACCTGCTGGAAGCCGAGGGCACCGGCAGCCTGCGCGACACGATCGAGGCGCTGGGCGACACATTGAGGAGTCCGGAGGTCCGCGCCGGAGCGCAGGCCATCACGTCTTCGCTGCTCGCGCTCTTCGAGGCCGCGGTCCGCAGCGGGGACAAGGTGGTGGCCGCGCTCGGCGCGCTCAGCGGCTACAAGGCGGCGGCGGGTGCGGCCGCCGCCGCGGGCACCGCGCTGGGCGCGGTCCGCGGACGCGCCGTCGGCGCTGTCGCGGGCGCGGCGGCGGCGTTCGGGGGGTCGCAGGCGCTGCTCCTTCCGGGCGCGGTGGCTGAGCGCCGGCGGCAGGAGGCCGGCGCGGCCGCGTCCGCCGCCGAGCGCGCCCGGCTGCGGCTTGAACTCGCCCGCCGGTCGTCGGCCGACGCTAGCGTCAAAAATCTGCTGGACCTGTTGGGCGACCGCCGCGATCCGGCGCTCGACACCCTGATCGACGCGCTGCAAAAGGACAACATCGGCTTGTCCGCGGCCACCAACGCGCGGCTGGGCGCGCTGGGCATCGCGCCCTTGAAGCGCGCGTTCGCGCCTTTCGCGCCGTCCGGCGCAGGCGCGGAAGCCCCCGCGCCGGGGGCTTCCGCGGAGGATATCGCGGCGGCGGACGAGTCCGCCGCCCGCCACCAGGCGGTGCTGGCCGAGATCGCGGCGGCGCGCGAGGCGCTGCGCCGCGACGACCTGGAGGGATCCCAGGCCGAGCGCGAGGACGTGGCGCGCACGGCGACGGCGCGGCTGGCCGCGCTGGACCGGACGCAGGCCGGCTGGCGGGAGGCATCGAACGCGATCGCCGCCATCGCCGCCGAGCAGTTCCGCCGCATCGACGCGGCGGACGCCGAGGCTTCGAACGCCGCGGCCGGGCGCCGGCGGGCCGCCCACGAGGCGGCGGTGTTCGCGCTGCTCGATCCGTACGAGCGGGCGCGCGCCGAGATCGCCCGCTGGCTGGAGGCCACGCTGGCGGCGCTGGACGAGGCCGACGGGCGCTACGAGGAGCACGCCCGCCGCGCCCGCGAGGTCGCGGACGAGCGCCTCGCCGGCGTGGACGAGCGCGAGCGCCGCGACGCCGGCGGGGACACGCGCTCGCTGAGGGCCGGCGCGGTCCAGGCGCTGGGCGAGATCAGCGCCGAGGCGCGCGACAGCGGCACCGCGATCTACGGCTCGATCCGGAGCGCGTTCGGGCAGGCCGGGGACGCCGTCGCCCGCTTCGCGGCGGGCGCCAAGCTGGAGATCGGCTCCCTGGCCGAGAGCATCGCGGCGGACCTCGCGCGGATCGCGCTCCAGCGGGCGATCCTCGGCCCGCTTTCGGCCGCGCTCGGCGGGCTGTTCGGCGGCGGCGCGGGCGCGGCCTCGGCCGGCGTCTCCCACGCCGGCGGGATCGCCGGCGCCCTGGGCGGGCGGCGGAGGCAAGTGCCGGCGCTGGCGTTCGCGGGCGCGCCCAGGCTGCACGCCGGCGGGATCGCCGGGCTGCGCAGCGACGAGGTGCCCGCCATCCTCCAGCGCGGCGAGCTCGTGCTGCCGCGCGGCGCCGGCATCCAGCCGCCGCCGGTGACGGTGAACGTGGTCAACCGCGGCACGCCGCAGGAGGCCGTGCGGACGGAGAGCCGCGTCGATCCGCGCGGACTGGTGGTGGACGTGGTGGTCGAGGACATCGCCCGCCGAGGCCCGATCAGCCGCCAGATGGAGGCCAGCGGCATGGGGGCGGCGCGGTGACTCCGGAGCGCCCGGCATGCCGGCCGGTCTAGCCGCCTGGCCGGCTTACGCGGCCGTGGAGGCGCCGGGCTATTCGTTCACTGTCGGCCCGCCCGCCAAAGAGAATCCGCTGCCGGGCGGCAAGTGGGCGCAGGCGCGGCAAGGCTACATCCGCCATGTGCGCCGGGACTTCACCTGCCTCATGCCCGCCGACCGCGTCGCGGATTTCCGCGAGTTCGCGGACGGGGCGGACCGGCCGCCGTGGTTCGCGTGGCGGGAGCCCTGGAACATCGAGCGTCCGCGCGGCCGGTCGCTCGTCTGGCCGGCCCGCTTTCTCGGCGAGGTGTCGCTGTCGCCGAGCGGATTGCGGGGCGCGGCGACGTGGGCGGCGCGCTGCGTCGCCGAAGGGCCGGCCCCGAACGGCGGGCTGCAGAACCCTAGCGGATACATTCCCCCGACCACTTACATGCCGGATTATCCGGTTCGCCGGGTGTCCGAAGTGCGGATCGAGCTGCCGCAATCGCGCCTGCAATTCGAGGACGGCGCTGTGGAGGCGCGGCGGATCTACGCCGCGAGCCGAGTCACGCGAGACGTGGTGCTCTACGCCGAGCCGAGGCCGGGCATCACCGACGATCTAAGCGTCCGCCGCTGGATCACGTGGTGCGAAGCCGTGGATCTCGGCGCGTTCACGATGCGCGCCCGCGCCGAGGGCGGCGGAGAATACCAGGCGCGGATCGTGGGCGGCCTGGCCGGCGTGAGATTCACCCAGACCAACGCGCGCGGCGCGCCGGAATGGGAAATCCGATTCCGGATCATCGAGGCCTGATGGCCCGGGGCGGCGTCTCGGCGGACTGGCAGCGGACGGCGCGGTCGCTCGCGCCGTCCGACATGATCGTGTACGCCGTGCGGCTCGAGCACCCGGACCTCGCGCAGCCCGCGCGCATCGTGAACGCGAGCGGCGACGTGGTGGCGGACGGCGAGACGTTCGCCGCGCTGCGGTTCGACTTGGCGCTGGCCGACGACGTGGAGGGCCAGGCGCCGCAGGCCGAGCTCAGGATCGCCAATATCGGCAGGGAGCTGACGCAGTGGGTGGACCGCGCCAACGCCGGCGCCGCGGGCGCCACCGCCGCGCTGCTGGAGATCCTCGTCGATCCCGGACGGAGTTCCCGCGGCCGGGGGACGGTCGAGTGGAGCACCGTCATGGACGTGGCCGCGTGCTCGGCCGGCGACCTGGTGCGCGTGCGCCTGGGCTACGACCCGATGCTGGGCCAGCCGGCGGTGCGCGTCCGCCACGATCCGGGCGTCTCGCCGGGGCTCTTTTGATGGCCGCCGCAACGCCTTTGCAGCGGCCTTGCGGCGGCGGCGCAACGCCGGTGCAAGAGCACTGGTCGGACGGCTACCTGGGCCGCGAGTACGAGGACTGCGGGGCGCTGGTCGAGGACGCGCAGCGCGCCGAGTTCCGCCGGTGGATCACGCTGCCCGCGCCGAGCGACAGCCCGCGCGAAACGGCGCGCCTGGCCGCGGCGCTGGCCGGGGAGATCGCCCGCGCGCTGCCCGACCACGACCTCCACTGGCTGGACGGCGACGTGGCCCTGCTCAAGCCGCTCGGCTGCCGGCGGCTCGCCGGCCACCACGCCGGCGTGCTCTGCCGGCTGCGCGGCGGCTGGCACGTGCTGCACTGGCGCCCGGGCGCCGGCGCGGTGCGCACGCCCCTGCGCCGCCTCGCGGAGGCCGGCTACCGGCTGGACGGGGCCTACCGGCTGCTGTGATCGATCTCGTCCTGATCCCGCACCCGCTCCGGCCGGGCGAGGCCCGCGCGCAGCTGCCGGGGCCGATGCGCCTCGACGCGCTGATGCGCGAGGCCTGGGCCGGGCGGCTCGGCAGCGTC